ATCCGCGTTTTCTTGACGAACATTTGGGCGCCATCCGGAAAGCCGGCCTTCGCGTCATGGTGTACGAAAAAGCGGCTAGAAACGAGCTATGGATATGACCCTTAAGGAACCAATAGAGCCTGACTTGATCGCGCGAATTGCAAACATTCGCGAACAACTGCATAGTGGTCGTTTTGGTCAGCGCGAGATATGGGAGCAAATTCTTGTCGAGACGGAAACTGTCCTCGCCGCGCAGGCGCATGAGATTTCCGCCATGCGACAAACCATTATTGGCACAGCTGATGGCAGCCTGGTCTGCGATCAGGCCGAAGAAATAGCCGTGCAGACGCAGAAGATTGCGGAATTGAAAGACGAATGCTTCGGTCTTCGCGCAACCCGATCTCAGCGAGAAATAGAGTTCGGCATGGAACTTTCCGAAGAAACCAAGCGCGCCGAAGCAGCTGAAGCCCGCGTGCGCGAGTTGACGCAGGAGATCGAGCGGCTCAAGCAAGTATCGGAGCAGATCATTGTAAGGGCCGAAGACATTTGGAAGGGACGCGCCGAGGCCGCTGAAGCCCGCGTGCGCGAGTTGGAAGGCAGGTTGCCCAGGCAGAAGGGCGGACCCGTTTGCTAAGGGGCGGCGGCGGAGGAAAACCATGATCAGCATATTTCTTTATGGTGTCTTTGTTTGTGGCATGATCACCGCGATCTTAATTTGGCTCAATGTCTCCGAAAACAAACGGCGAGCCAAACTAACTCTTGAGGAGCGTCAGAAAGAGGACGAGGAGATGCAGATTTGGTAAGGCGAGCGCCTCATCCGCCAACGCAAATCCACGAGAATGCCGTTTGCGCCGTCCCGAACGTTACATTCAGGACACTACTGGTTCTCGTGACTACATGAGTTGATGGCGCCGATCCTGGCGAGATAACACAGTTCGGCGGATTGGCGAAGGCGGTTCCAAAATTTATCGAGCAGGAAGTGCCGGAAGTCATGGTTAACGTGCCAGCTAAATCTGTGGCTCCAGTTTGCAGAGAAAAGCCGGTACATGCATTCGCCGTTGGCGCCGTCGTTGAGACATTCGACAGATGGGAATTGGTATCGAAAGTCAGCGTCTGATTAGCACTTCCGCTCGTATTGCTGGTAGCCAGGGTAATGGATGACGGAATATTGCTGCCGCTCGATGTTGCGACTTGCTTTGCAAAAATTTGCGCTGCCGTTTGCGCAGCCGAGTTGGCAAAGCCCTTAAACTGCATCAGGGCTAGAAAGTCTCCGCTAAGCGTGTTCCCACCAGCGCGCGACTTGTTTATATTGAAGGTCACGCTGGTATTATCAGCGGTAGAGTTATTCAAACTAACATTTGGGAAACCAGACGTGCTGGATGCGCAGGCCAGAGTCGGATTTGCGTCAATCGTGCATGCGGTCGGCGTCGGAGGCTGGCCTGCACCTCCGCCGACAATGATGGCATTGCTCGTCAGCGCCCCGCTCGACCCCATAGTCGTCGCGCTGCTGAAATACGGCACGCCGCCACTTGTACCGCTGACCAAACCCGTGCCGCCCTGGGCGACTGTCGCAGGAACGCCGGTCGGCAAATTGAGACTGGACGCGATAATATCGAGCAATGTCTGCCGCGCATTAAACGGCGTGATCGTGCCGACAGTATTATCCGGCCAAAGTGAATTCACTTCACTATTGAGCACGGAGACCGATTTGCTTGATCCGGTCTGCGCATAAGCCGGAGTAATCCAGGCGAAAGCAAGACAAAGAAAAAGAATCAGTTTAGTTCGCATTGATGCCGCTCCTCCAATTATCAGCGTGAGTTCTATTGCACGGCGATGAACAGCGAATCGGACCCTCCCGCACAAACTGCCACGATCCTGCCATTGGGAATCATCGGCCAATAGCGTTGATAGCTGCCGCCCGGCGAGAGCAGGATTGATGCCTGCCCTGATGTGATCGTGTTTCCATCCGTCGTCGTCACACTCGTTGCAGTGGAGTTGCCGATCGCGACTAATCCCGTATCATCGACAAAGCAATTGTCCGTATTGGTGTTGTTGTTTTGGATCGTGATCGCGCGGCGCGGATTCGAGTTGTTCGTGGTCGGGGGCGCCGCGGCCAAAACCTGCACATAGGTCGTCCCAGGAACCAATGAATGATTGAGTGTGCCGGCGTCGGTCGGGATGCCCTCGACTGGCGTCTGGGCGATGGTTGGCGCCGTCAATAGCGACAAGGTCGCTATAAAAACGAGCGCAATGAGGCGATTAATTCGCATTGACGCTATCCCTCCAGTTGAGAACATAAATTGCGCCGCCAGAGCCAGATGATGCCCATGCAATGGTTGATGCTTCAAGCGTCATCCAGGCCGTTTGGTTGATCGTCGTTGTGGCTGGCTCGACTATCCAGATCGGATAAATCTGCCCGTTTGACCCGGTAGGACCATTGTTAGTGCCACCATATGCCGTACTTGGCGCAACTAGTACGGATGGTGTGCCGCCTCCTGCTTTCCAGGTGCCAGTCGCTATGACATTGATATCGGTTGTTGTGGCTGGCGCGCAGAAGCCATCGCCGGCAACTGAGGCGTTCGCAAGAACGGGCGATGTTGACGAATAAGTGCCAACGGCGCCACCTGAGCTATCAGCGATGTGACATGGCGTCAGAGTATTCGATGCTAAAACCACCTGATATTGCCCGATTGGGCCATATTGCAGCGTGCGGAACAGGTTCCCCGAGCCATCGACCGCCATTGCTCCTAGACGGCATTTGTAGGTGTAGCCTGACGGCATATTTGGCGAGAGGCCATTACCGGCATGCACTGAGGCGAGACCAGCCGCCGCCGCGCCGTTATCGATCACCCAGACATCGAGCCATCGACTAGTGCCAACGGCCTCGCCATCCATGCCGTTCGCGGCAGCCGTCACTGTCCCGGTCGTCAGGTTGATATTGAGTATGATATTCGAGCGATTAATCACCAAACCCGAAGGCGTCTGCGTGACGACCTGTGCTACAGTCAGCGTTATGATCGAGCTTGGCGTCCCTACACTATTTGTGATCTTGAGGCCGACAGCCCCACACAGCGGCGCTGCAGCGCCCGAGGCCGAAGCGATGACGGTATTGAGCAAATGGAAATTATTCTGAGAGGCTGACCAGATAACCGAGATAACGGTCGGCGTGCCGCCCGAGGTGCCGTTGATTTCGCCGCCGACCAGGGCAACCGGCCCCGCCGTCGTATCCTTGACGATCGCAGGGGGCGAGCCACCAAAATAGTTCGACGGATTAAGCGTCGTCGCCCCAGTATTATTGGCGAGCGCCAGGAAATTGATGATCGATCCATCGACGGCGGCAAAGCCAGGATCGACGACCGTTATTGCATTGGGCGTGCCGCCAGCGGTCCCGGCCCAAAAGACATTGGCGGCAGCACCTGGCGCCGTCGTAAGCTGGTCCCAGATGATATTGCCGAGGCTATCCTTGAGCACCTGTCGATAGCTGCCCGTGCCATAGACGATGGCGCAGCCGTTGGCATCGAGTGGCACCGGATTGGCATTGAGGATGGTCTGGGCGGCGTTCTGCCAAGTCTGTTTGCGCGTATTGGTTGAGGGAATGTAGTAATCGACCGATCCGCCGGCTAGATTGGAATTGATCGAGACGGAATTGATTGGAACCGAGAAGCCCGTCGTTCCGCCAATCGTGCCCGCAGCAGCCGAAAGAACATCCGCGACTGCATAGCCGAGTCCCGGATTGAGCACGGCAACCGCAGTGACCGCGCCTCCTGCGACGGTAATATTTGCCGTGGCGCCCGAACCCGTTCCGCCCGTCAGTGCCACGTTGGCATAGCTGCCGGCCGCGCCGCCAGTTCCACCGGTAATCGTCCCTAGGACGCCGATCATCCCAGTTCCGGTTCCGGCGCCGCCGCCTGATGTAGAGGTATTGGCCGAGAAGCACTGTTCACCAGGGGCAAGTTGGGTGGCTTGGCCAAAAGCGGGACCGAGCCCTTGCCAGAGCAAGAGGCAGAGCATAATTAGGAGGATTGCGCGGGCGCGAAATATCATCGGAGTGTCCAACGGATGGATGATGTCAAGCTTGAGGCGTGGTTGATCTGGATTGGGATTTATCTTGTTGCGTGTTTTCTTCAACCAAGGTTCGGCGAGCCGTTTCGGCGATTCGTCTACAACTGCGGCGAACTGCTTCGCATCAGCAATTGGCTAAGGGCCTTGCGGCGCCGAAAACGCAGTTCCGATATTGCGGGTCGCCAAGGCTCCCGCAGCCGGAATTATATTACTCAACAGACTCCCTTGCTGTTGCTGCCCCCGCCGCGCAAGGAATCTCGTCAGGGCCGGCAATTTGATTAGCGCGCCACCCGCGCGCGCCGCCCCCAGTCCAGCCGCAGCCATTAAAGCATGCCTCTGGAAGCCCTCGGGATCGAACGCATAATCGGTTCCGAGTCCCGCACTTAACGCTCCTAAAAGCAATGAACGCTCCGCAGTTCCCGAGCTGGGCGGCTCACGCAGGAATTGTTTGCCGATCTGGCCCAATTCCATGAGATTGCCGCCGGTCGCCTTACTCAACAGCTTGGCCGGGCTGATATCCCCAGTCGGCGATTCTTTGGCCAGTGGCTCAACTGCTTTCATGATGGCATATTGGTAACGGGCAGTCTTCAAATCAGCCACCGCATCAGCCGGCGCCGTGCGCTGCATCATGTCGTCGAGTGCATCGCGTAGTTTTCCCGAATAGAAACCGACATTGGAATTATTCGATTCCATTGCGCGATCAAGCGCGCTCCCATGGGCGATCGTTGCTTGATACGCCTTCGGGCTGATCGTGCCGGTCGCCGGATCGATGCGGCTGCCGATTTTCTGAATCAGATTTTCAATCGGCTTGGCCTCATCGCCCAAAACAGTCCGGGCATCGCTCAAGACGTTTCCAACGTCTGCCGCAAATGCATGATCGATGCGGATCGGCCCGGTGCGATTGGCAACATCGTCAAACATCTGGCCCGTGCGGGTCTTGACGGCCTGCAGAACCGGCATCGTCACATTATCGGACACTTCACCCATTTCATGGGCGATCGCCCGCGAAAATGTCGCCTGCTGCTCGGCCGGATTAAGCCCCGTCAATGGAAGGCGCTGCAATACCGAACCAAGGAAGCGCACCATGGGATTCGTTGACAATTGATCGGCGCGGAGCGGGATGCCGTATTTGTCAATGGCAAGACCTGCCAGCCGCCCGACTTCTGGGTTGACTCCCGCGCCCAATGCACGGGTCGCAGCATGTCCCAGCGGCCCAAGAACTGCACCGGCACCGCCCCCAGCAGCCAATTGTTCGCCAAGTGGCATGTCGGATGCAGCCGATGTCAGCGCCGTTGTTCCGGCTCCAGTTGCGGCACCCTTGACAATCGATCCGACGATCGGTCGCGCCGCAAGTGTCGCCGCAAGTGGCGTCCCACGCAGAGCTGCGGCGCCAATACCAAGAAATGGCCCCGTTCCTGCAATCTCACCACCGACCTGACCGAACGCCGCCGACAAGCTTCCCTTGGCGGCCGTCTGAAACGCAGCCTGATCCTGATCGATGCCTTGATTTACCGATGTCCGCCAGTCCTCAACTGCCTTGGCACTTTCCGGGGAAATCGCGCCATATCGCGCCAGCGCCTTTGCGGCATTATCGCCCAAGGCGGTAATTCCCTGCGCGATCGTATCCCCGACATTGCCGAGACCACGGCCAACGCCAGCGGCCGCGGCAATCGATCGATCGGTCCAGGTGTCACCTTGATGCTCTGCCATAAGCCGCGTAAGAGCCTGGGGTGCGGTTTCGGGACCGGAAGGCTGTGAGATGGCGGGAGATGAAACGGCCGATGGAGCGCCTTGCGGCGCGGCTGGCGCGGCAGTCTGCATCGAGGGGGCGGCTGGCGATTCCGGTACTTTCCATGAACTTAACAAATCTTCGGGCGGCGAAGCGGGTTCGGATGCCGCGATTCCCGGTTGAGGCGCGGCCGGTTGATTGCCAGTTGGCGCCGCCAGCCATTTTCCTAGCAAATCCTCGGGGGGCGCCGCATCATAGGCGGACATCTTTGGAACCCCGCCGAAAATCTTGTTCATGCGGCTGGCGAGATTGGGCGCAGATGGTTTCAAATACTCATTGGCATAGACCGCCGCCGCCTGTTCGGGCGACTTGGCATTGACCATCTTTGCCCAAGTCGAGGGATAGTTGTTTTTCAGGTTCCAGGCCGCGAACTGGCTTTGCAGTTCGGGATCACGCCAATCCGCGCCTTGACGGCCAGCGAGGAAGGATTGATAGCGCTGCCACTCGTCCGCACCCTCCTGGTAAAGCCCATGAGCATAGGATGGCTCGCCGAGGCCGTGACGCGCAGTCCAAGCTCGTTGATCGAAAACTCGTTGCGTGGGATCAAAGCCGGACTCTTCTTTGATATTGAACAGCACGCCCGCAATGCCTCGATCCGGCATGCCGGCATCGCGCCAAGCATTCGTGATGGTCGGGATTACATCGGAGGGATCGGGCATGGTCATTGACCTGAGAAGGGATCGTGATCAACGGAATCGGTCTGGAAATGATAGGCGCCCATTGCGGGAAGGGCGCCTATTCCCGCGATGCCATATTTCTTCATGATGTCGATAAGCTTGTCATCGAAGACGACGTAGTTGTGGGTTTCTTGTGGAATCTGCGCGTCACGAGCAGCGTTTGCAGCTTCGCGCGTCTCATAATTTCCTATGACATTCTCCGTACCGAGGCGATGTTTTATCAAATCAAAGCTGCCGTTTGGATTGCTGGCAACCTCAAAGGTTAAGCCAACGTTCCGTGATCCTTGATCCAGATACTTGATGCCGGGGATGCCGGCTTCTTTCAATGATTTAGACACACCTTCTCGTCCAAGCTTGTTTTCAGCGAATTGCAACCACGAATCACCAGAAACGCTTTTCGGCAAATTTCCCTCTCCGGCTCCAGGTTCAAGTTGATTTATGACCGGACGCAACGCCTCCTGCACCTTCGGACTCTGCTCGCTCAATGGCTTGTCCCAATCCAGGAAATGCTCGGGATCGGCGTTAATGGAGACTTGGTACATGCGGCCGGGCTCAACCGGCGCAAATCCATGCTCCTGAAGAAGACCCTTTGCAGAGTCATAACCTTGGTGGAATTCGGCACTTTTTCCAGGATGAGTATTAAATTTACCGTTCTGTTCAGCAAAATTGCGAAATGCCCAATCCCATCCTTCGCGGGCATCATCAGCTAGCTCTGGATTGGTTTCCATGCGCACAGCGTCTGCCAATTCTTTGTGACCAAAACTATCACCATCAGGTGACTGTATTCGAAAACTGTTGTCGGACAACTTACTCCTATAACTTTGCGCCACGCCCTCATTCTCCGCGAAATACAGCCCATGCCCATAAGCTTGTGCGCCTTCTCCCGTTCCGATCTGGGAGATGTCGAAGGCGTCAAAATCATGGGGGGAGCCATGGAAGGCGGTGATGCCTTTGGTGCCGACTGGCGACATGACCCCCAGCGCCGCATTCGCCTCCGGGCTTGTCAAGATCGAACCCAGCCGTTGCGACCATTCCGGCGTGTTCATGCCTTGAACATTGGCCATGCCTTGCAGACCTCCCGTCATGAAGGCCCGCAGGGCATCGAGGATCGGCTTTGCCGGATTAGGCCCTATGGCTTGATGCGTCATCGATTGCACGTCAGATGGCGATGGCTGGCCAGGGAACGGATCATGATCCACCGGCTCAAGGGAGAGATCGTCAGGCGGCGGCACGGCCTTGGCCTCGCCTTACACGGAGATACTTGCCTGGACGGGACTGATCGTTCACATACCATTGACCATCGAGCGCACTCTTGCGGGCACCGGCCATGGGCGGCTGTTCCTGATCGTTATTCGCAGTCGAAGGCCCGTCGTCGCCCCCCACGACCAGCGAACATTTGATCTCGACCCGCGATGCGCTCGCCGTGGCCTCGCCACGCTCGCCGAATACGTCGAGATCAATCCCGAGCGATTCACAGGAGCCGCCAGCTGCCCAGGCATGAATGATCCGCTCGCCGCGGCTATGCGAGACAAGCCCGAGCACCTTCCCCGGATGGGAATTGAGCAAGCCGATGACGCAAGTCAGGACGCGATATTTGAAGATGTTGAACGATTCGCCATCCCCGCCGATCACTTTATCGGGATCATTTCGGGCGTGCTCCATCATGACTTTGTGGGCGGTAGGCCCATCGGTGCCCGACAGGCTGCCGACGTTCCAAGGACGCAATCCGATGGTGGTCCCAAGAATCTGGAAGCCCGCCATCTTGGCGACCTCGATCGTGGTCTGCTCAGAGCGCAGGAGATCGGAGGAGAACAGGCCATCGATCTGGACTCCCTGTCGATTGAGTTCCCAACCAAGCTTGCGCGCCTCGCTAAAGCCCTGCTCATCGAGCGGGATGTTCAGCCATGACCTGATCTTGTCCTGCTTGTTGAGCAATGTCTGGCCGTGGCGGATGATGTAGACGGTGCGCATGGCGCCTTATAACCGATTCATTGTTGCGGCAAGACGACACCGCTATCGATTGCCGAGCGGAGTGAAAGATTGAAACGATCGCGCTCTTTGCCCTTGAGACTTTTCTGCCATTGTTGGATCTGATCGGGCGATGCGAGATCGATGCCATAAGCGCGCGGGTCTTGAGTAGGCGCGAATTGCGCCTTTTTCTGCGCATATTGGACTGGCCCCGATTTTGCGGCTTGCTGCACCTGCGCATATTCCATGCGACGCAACATGATGCCGGCCTTGATGAGATCAACGCCGGCGAGGTCGTTAATGTGCACGCTTGGGCTTCCGGTCACCGCGGTTGCCAGACCTTCATTGGTGTGCGGGCCAAGATTATTGGCCCGCATCGACATATTTTGGGTGAGGTACTTTTCCAGTTCGGCATAATTCTTGATTTTGTCCTGCATTCCCGCCGGAACAAGCTCGGGCGCCAGCCCATAGATAAACGATTCGAAATCCTGCCGGCCTTTTGATCCTGGCGCCATTCCGCCGGGACCGAGCTTTTGCGCCAGCTCCAACGCCCTTTGCAAAGGATAGATTTCCTGGCCAAAATTGCCTTGGCGGCGCAGTTCCTCTTGCATGAATTTTGAAGATTCTTCTGTCCCCGGCGGATTGCCGACCGGCACGGCGCTGCCAGCCGGAGCGCCGCCGGGAGCAGGTGCCTGTCCAAATTGAATGAGAGGTTGTTTTTGTTCGACGCCGCCGGCTGTGGGTGGCGCAGGTGCGGGCGTGAGCGCCGCCGCCGGACCCATCACACGGGCACCCATGTTCCGATAGGCTTGATTGACGCCAGCGGGATCATTAAGGATCGAATCGGCCATATTCGCTATGACCGATGACGGAAGCGCTCGCGGATCGGCATTTGTGCTCATCGACGCCTGATCATGCCGCACTTGTTCTGCCGTGATCGGCGTTTTCTGATTCAGCCGTGCCGCAAAGTTCTGCCGAGCATAATCGCTTTGTTTTGCCCATTGTTCAAACTGAGCTGTATCATTTTGGATCAGGACATTATGTGCCGTAAGCGCATCGGTCATGGCTCCCGGCGTGACGATTGGGGAATTTTTCAGCCCCTCCATCAACCGGCCGCGGTCGATCGAACCATCGGGATTGATGGCGTTCTGCAACGCACCAGCCGCCGCGCGCCGGCCACTGAATTCGAGCAGCGAATTGATCTGTCCCAATGCCGAAAGCGCCCGCAGCGGATCGCTCATCAGGCTCGATGAGGGCTCAGGCGGCGCGGGCGGCTGGGGATATAATGCAGAAGCATCCGGCACGTTACGCCGCCTTTCCGCGATAGTGCGTTTCCATCATGCCGGCCAACGTCTGCTTGTGCATGTCGGGATCTGACTTGTGCATTTGGCTTTCGATGCCGTAATCGCCCGTGCCGATATGGGCGGCGCGATGATGATCAAGCACCGCAGCCTGCGCTTGGACTGCATTAACATAGAGCTTTTCGACCCATTGCTTTTGATCAAATGGGCGCTCCGGCACGGTTGCAAGTTGGGACACCGCGTCGGCCGCTGATATAATCCCATCCGCGACGAGCTTTACGGCGCCGTCTTGAATGGCTGACTTGATCGAAGCCTTACCGATATCGGGATTCTTGAGGAGAGTCCTGCCTTCGGCGATGATGGCTTGAAAATGGCGCAGCGCCGCAACGGCCTGCTCGTGTGTGGGCGCGGGCGCAGGCGCAGCCTGTTGCTGGTCCTGCGGTGCCCCCGGAACGCCTTGCAGGGCGCCCATGGCAGGCTGCGGCCCCATCGCGCCAGCGAGCGGCCCCGGCGGATTGGCGTTGAGGTCTGGTGCCGGAGGGAGGCTGTTCGCGAGCGCGGTCATCGTTATCCCGTTGCCATGAAATGATGCTCAATAGGCCTGGGCGGAACGCTCATTCCTAAATAAAAACCTTTCATTGCAAGACCTTCTTTCAAATCTAAAAGACTTTTACGACCAAAATTCGGGATTCTTAATAGCTCGCATTCGCCTGTAGTCAATAGTTGCAACATGTTGTTTATAGCATGGAAATATTTACCATCTGCATATTGCAAGCAATTGCGAGTTCTAATGGATATCTCAAGCTCGCTTATGGACATCAGCCATTTTGCGTCCCATTCTTCTTGGGGAGTCATCCGTGCACCTCCGTTCCCCTCCTGTCGGGCGAGCACTTCTTGGATGCGGGCGCGCGTGACTGTGCTGGACTCCTTGAGGGAGCCCATGATGAAGGAGACGCGCTGCTTCTTGAGTTCCTCGGCAGTAAGCACGCGTTTTGACGCCTTTTGTAGGGTCGCCAATAGGGATTCGCTGGTCTTAAGTTCGGTCATGGTCCCGTCCTTTGACTCAAGCTCGCTTATAGACATCAGCCATTTTGCGTTCCATTCTTCTTGGGGAGTCATCCGTGCATCTCCCGCCCGATCATTTCCTGGTCATACGTCAAGATTGGCCACCACATGATGCTACCGCGCTTGCGTTGCGCGAACTCAATCGCCTCGGCCTTGGTGGCAAATCCGAGCGATGGCCGCACCGGAGCGTCGGCCGGCGCCAGCGATAGCCTGAAATCACGACGGCGCGCGTCAAACCAGCCATAGAACTGACGCCGGATCATATCACCCACCGAACCCTATCGGATCAAATCCCGGCATTGAAAAGCCGCCAGCTCCTAATTCGCTTGGAGTTCCATAGATGCCGTCGCCACCGGGACCGCCGCCGCGCAAGGCTGCCAACTTCGATCCGAGGGCATTAATCATCGCCGCGTTGGATAGCGCATTGGTGCCCCCGGTAATGCCGCCTGAGATGGCATTGGCTGAACCAAGGATGCCCGAGGCCGCCGCATTACCCATGCCACCCAGCACACCCGCCGTGCCCTGGCCTAATGCAGTCCCAGCGTGAGCTTGCGCTCCGAGACCGCTTCCCAGGAAATTCTGCAACATCCCGACAAGACTGCCGAATCCCTGTTGCGCCGTGCCGGTCGCAAACTGCGCTCCGGCCGCAAGTGTATTGCCGCCAAAGCCCATTCTTGAACCAAGATTCTCGACGGCACGCTGGCCCCAATCCTGGGCGAACTGAAAGCCGGGAAGCTGTGAAAGAGCTGCCGTCTGATCCGGGCCTGGTGTGAGGAGCCGAGTCAACGGGCCGAGGGAGGCATCCGTAATCGAGCGGCCCGCGCTCAAGAGCGGCCCCAAGGCGCTCTGGAGTTGTGCCAAAGCCTGCTGGCCAAAGCCGATCTGCGCCTGTGACGCTTGTCGGGCGGCATTCGATCCGATGTAGGCCGAGCCGATCGAGCCGGCAAGTCCAAGACCACCCGAGATCAGGGCTGCGGTCGGCATTTGATCACCTTGAAGCTGCCGTTCTTGACCTCAAGCAACGCCTCGCCGATATCGATCAACAATGGATTCTTTGCATTGAGGCTGATCTGACCATAACCGGCGAACCGCGCCCAGCGGTTATAGAGGATCACGGCCTTCTCGGGCTCCCCGCCATGAATCGTTTCGATGCAGAATCCGACGTGCATGTCGTGTGCAGCCTCATCGGGATGGATCTTCGGCACGAAGGCATGACGGACATACTCCTCGTGGAGACGCTTATGGAAGCTCCTGCCGACCTCGATTAGCGGGATGCCATGCTTGCGCAGCCAATCATGCACTGAGAGATAGTAATATTTGATATCGCATGGGGGGCCTTCCGGCCGCGGCCAGAGGGCCTTTAGCGTGAATGCCAGACTCGCCCCTACGCGCCGGCAGAATGCATCGGCCCCTTTGTTGAAGACCGGCACCATGGTCTGGAGCTGCAGGCATTCGGTATGCGTGAACATCCAGCGATAGGCGGCAAGCGACGCGGCGAGCGCATATTCGCCGCGGCAGTCACCTAGAAAATTGGTGTGGACGTTGTAGATGCCAGATGCCCAATCGGGATCGGGCGAGAACAGAATCACACCGCCATCGGTCGCGAGCGCGACATTTCGGGCATCGGCGAGGAGCGTGGTCGCGTCCATCGGACCTTGGCCAGGAAACGAGATCAGCGGAAACACGGAAGGATCGTTGAGGATTGGATTGACCTCGGCCGGATCGAATGTGCGATGGATCGCCGAAACGCGATACGCCGAATCAGAGGGTACAAGCTTGAGCTTTGCGGTCATAGCGCAAGCGCCTCTTGCTTGGCGGCCTTCGGGGCCTCGATGAACAGATCAGGCTGGCGCAGGGCCTCCGAGATGCGGCGGCAGGCGATGTCGAAATAGGGTTCATGAATCTCAATGCCGATGAACTTGCGGCCGAGCTTGACGGCGGCAACTCCTGTGGTGCCGGAGCCCATGAAGGGGTCAAGGATGGTTTTGCTGCCGGACGGCAGATGCTCAATGCACCATTTCATGACCTCGCGCGGCTTTTGCGTCGGGTGTTCGCGCGTTCCAGACTCGGCGCGGATCATGCCATTCCAGCGCCATTGAATGCGGCGCACCGCTCTCGGCAAATTCGTCCAGGCAAGCTCGCAATCCGCAAAATCATTATCACCGTTGAGTTTGTCCCACACCAGCCAGCACGTGGCCGGCGGCAACGGAAAATAGTTGCCGCCGAAGATGATTTGGTGACGGCTCTTGATGCGGATCAGTTCGAGTTGAACTGCGTCCATCGGCTCTTGATCCCAATCGAATTGCCCATAATCGACTGGCGCCGCCAGTTTGCCGCGAGACGCGACGCGCTTTGCGTTCTCGCCGATTCCATAAGGCGGATCAGTCACCACCGCATCGACGCGCCCCAGCCCCGGAAGAATCTCCCGGCAATCCCCGAGATAGAGCGTCACGCCGTCGGCGAGATGCTCGATGCGATTCATGCCCATATCGCGCTCGACAATATCTGGGTTTGCGTCCAGCACTGGAAATTCCGCAGCTTGCCTTTAGCAAGCACCTGCGCCCCGTTGGGCGCCAGCGCGTCGATGTTGTATCCCGGCGCCGGAAACACATTCAAGTTGTTCGCCCCGTTATTCCAAATCCACACATCTTGTCCTGGCTTGAGCGCCTGGAGCAGACAGCTCGTTCCGGCATCGACGGTCCCGAAATTGTTCCAGTCATCCGATAAGGCGAGTGCGGTTGCCTGGCTGTTTCCGGCAGCAACGAGTAGAACCGTGTTCTGCGATGACGGAAACCCCGTAACGATGGGGATAATGCCGTTCCCTTGCCCTGTGCGGAGCCACAGCGCCCGCGCGAGATAGAGCGCAACCTGAGTAAAAGCTCCATCCCGATCGACGATCTGGGTCTTGGGACCGATAAAGTTCTGCGAGAACGCCTGCGCCGTCATGAAGCCCCCGGCTGCGCATCATAATAGGCACCCTGGAGAGCCGTCTTCATCGGCGCCGACCAGCCGAGTTCATAGACTCGATCGCGCGCTTTGCCTAATCCGCGCCACCGCATCATTGATCGATAGCGACCGGCGCTCATCATTTTTTTAGGTCGGTTATTTGACCAAGTGTAGCCGCCATCGTTTGAATAACGCAGATTCAGGGTTGGCGTATCGACCACTGTCAGTGGACCAAAGCCGCTGCTGAATCCTGGCGACCATGGGCTCACGGTCTTTGTTGTTTCATCGCTTCCGGCAAGCGTTCCGGTTTCGAAATCAGCGACAAATCCCATATAGTTGACGTATTTCAACTCATTGATGATGTGCGGAAATGATCGAATGTGCACAATCGGCTGGCCAGCATCGGTGAATGCCTGCTGGTCGATCTGATAGAGCGCGCCATTTGCCCAATCGAGCCCGAGATTGAGCCCATAGGCATAGGCCGAGAACGCATTGCGGGCACGATGGAGCACGCCATTGTTATCGATCCAATTGTCCTCGAACCACTGGCCGGTTGCCTGATCATAAACCCAGGTTTTATCGGCGGACGGAAAGTGAAAACGGATGAAACTATGCCCCGATATCTGATAGGTATCAGACAAACAATCATCGACGCGTAGATATTTCAGAAACTCGGTTTCGATGGCGTGTGTCGAGATGCGCTCTGCGACATTTTGAGCATTCACCTTCATGATCATCCGCGCACCTTCCGGCGACTGCGAGAGCCAATAGACGTTGGTATCTTGTTTGCAGGCCGAATAGGGCGCGGCGCAACCTTGCTCGATGATCATGCCGGGCTGAATATTGAACGGAAACGGGACGGCGCCGACATTGACCCAGGGCTCGCTTTTACGAGTCCCGAGAAGATAGACCTGACGCTCGCAACAGATTACGCGCTGAATCGGATCGGGTGAGGCAGTTTTAACGCCCTGATATAACAGATTGAATGTAACCGATTCCGCGAGCGTCGATTGCCATTTATTCGTTCCGGCAACATCCATTACCAGAAAACCATCGATAAAATCGACACCACGAGCGCCAAGGAAATTGGGATCGCCGTTAAAGGCAAAGGCATTCGTCCCGAGCGTAATCAGGTCGGCAGTCTGGTCGCCATCAACTGCAAGAATCGTCGTGCCATTGTCGGCCATAATGACCGGTGTATTGCCTGGCGTCTGAAGCACACCGAGCAGCGTCCACACAAAATCGGAATTGATGTAATAGATATTATTGGCAACGACGGCATAGAGCGCGCCATTCGAGGCAGCATAGAGACACCGCCCCATGCCTTGCACGGGTGGCGCCGACAATGTCGTGAGTCCCGGCCGCGGATAATGGGTGACCGGCATCGGCGGCCGGGTATTCTCGGGATTTTTCTCAGGGTACAGATTGATCGAGCGCTGCGCATCCGCGATCAAAGACTGCGAACTATACGCCCCCGAGGTGAGCGGCAGCGCGACCATTTACTTGCAAGCCCATATGCCATTTTTGGCCGCGAAGCAAAATTCCGCGACATGCGAAGCGACTGAGACTGATGTCGTATTATTGATCGTGTCTTGTATCGCCGTGATTGGATTATTGGCTACGGCAGGATAAAGGGTCGCTGTATTGGCGCCGTTGTTATAAAAACTAAGTTCCGCGCCGGCGAGCGCGGTAGGCAGGTTGAAACCCGTCGAAGCCGCGACGGTATCGGCCTCCAACATATAAATGGCAGCAGGCAACGCCGTTGCCGTCGCCTGCGTAGTGCCGGCCCCAGTCAGACCTGATTGATAAGAATTATTGACGCCGTTCGCGAGGCCCTGGAGCCAGAGGCCATCGACGAGCTGCGGGCCGTTGCCGGGAGGCGTGCCGGTCACCGCAAAAGCCGCGCCGATCGCAGCGCAGATGAGGGCGCCAGCCAGCATGTGAAGGATGGTTTTCATGGTTGTCTCCGTTGTTCAGAACCCGTCCGAATCCCCTCGGTAATCCACACGAAATCGGAATTGATGTAATAGATATTATTGGCGACGACGGCATAGAGCGCGCCATTCGAGGCAGCATAGAGATACCGCCCCATGCCTTGCACGGGTGGCAGCGACAATGTCGTGAGTCCCGGCCGCGGATAATGCGTCACAGGCATCGGTTATCTCCGTTGTTCAGAACCCGTCCGAATCCCCTCGGTAATCGTATGCGCGTTGGCGATTGCGCAGAAATGCCGGCATTCGCAACGTCGGCATCGCCTGATTCGCGAGCCGCATCGCATTGAGCGATTGCCGGGCGAGCGAATCAAGCACCGGCCGCGGCTCGAGCTGATAGCTTTCCCGCAATCGCCGTGCACCGCACCAGTTCAGCGCCGCCTCGTATTCCGGCGGAAACGTGATGGGTTGATTGAGCGAGGAAAACCGCGGCAGCACGACCTTGAAGCCGACATGCACCTCATAAATGTTGGCCTGCGGCACCGGCCACGGCTTGAGCAAGCCAACCGGCCATACCGGATCATAGAACACCCGCCAGGGCAGCGTTCCGACTGTCTTCACGGTAATCCGCGAATAATCCTCCTGGCTCTGGATAATGTCGAGCGGAATATCGACCGGAAGCGTTCCAGCCGATTGATTCACAAAGCGCAGATAAGCGAACTCGATCCGATCCGGTCGCGGATTGATGTCGATATTCTGCTTGAGGCCGACGGTATAGCTCTGTGCGCCGGTCGAGAGCACCGCATAATCTTGCAGCCGATAGCAGAGCCAGCGCCTGCGCGCCCATTCGGCCAGCAACCAGTTGATCTGCGTGAATGCCCGGTTAAGCACTGGCTGTTCGATATCCTCATCAATGCCGACAATGCCGGCATCGACCAGCATGTTCGCTAGAAGCGCCGCACAGGTGTCGATCGGGAGGACAGGTTCGGCGGGCGGGGGCATCGGATGATATCACCGATTATTTGCCAAGCCGATCGAGTTCGGCTTGAAGCGCCTCGATTTCTGCCGCCATCTTTTCGTCCTCCGGGGGGCTGTTGTCGCCTCGGACAGCCTCCATCTGATCGTTGAATTGCTTGGTGGCGTACAACGCCTCATCGTCGGCATCGGCCTGCCTATGACGCGCGACGATGATCTTCAACGCTCGATGATGCTGCTCGCGCAAGCGCCGTTTGAGGATTGCAGCGCGATTGTCCAGCTCGGTCATGATCGACTGATCGATGCCGGGTAAGCTCCGCAGATGCTTGAATGCCATCCTTTTCCCGATCTCGATCAAGCCGTGCGCGGCAGACACTTGAGCTTGTGCCGATTGGATATTTGCGGTGAGCGGGTCAGGTGGCTTGGGCGCAGGCGCCTGGGCCGGGATTGCCGGCCCAGGGGAGGGTTTGGCGTTATGCCCCAAGAAGCGATCAGCGGGCCTAGAATGCGGGAATGGAGGGCATCTGCGGATAGATCGCCATCCGGCAGATCGAACCGCGCTGTGCGGCCATTGCCATGCGTCAGACGACACTGGCCGCCGTCATAGGACACCATGATCGATGGCCCATAGCGGCGGCGGATTTCATCTTGGAGCGCGGCGAGTGTCCACATTATCATTTTCTTGTTTGAGATTCTTTAACTGCTTGGCGACGCGCCTCTTGCACTCGCAATTGTCGCAGTTTTCTTTCTGCATTTTTCGTGGCAGGCGATTGCCGCATTTGACCGGCGAGGCGACTGAGCCCCGCGAGCCCCGCCATACGCTTATCCGAACCGTGACCGCCTTTATCCTTCGGCATATCAGGCTGCCCTCTCACCACCACCAAGAGCGTTAGCGGCCTTCGTGACCTCATCCCGCAGCCGCTGGAGCGACCATCGTCGATCGACTTTGACGCCCTTTTTGGTGGCCTCCTCCTCCCACAGCTTGCGCTCCTCGTCCTCCGAAAGCGCGTTGGCGAGCGCACTTGGCGATTCGTTCTGATCCTCGGAGTCCGCCAAGGCACGCACTGCGGCGTCGGATTTCTGCCAAGCCTTGAAGCGCAGGAACTCCTCCCAATCGCCCTGATCGAGCGCCGCGGGTTTGGCTGGGCCGGATTTGGCAAGCTCCGATGCCACCGCCTGGGCCACCACGAGCGCAATATCTCGCATCTGCGCATTACGCACCACAGCGGAATCTGCCCCTGGCCTTACAAACTCCTTGCCTTGCCCAGGGCTCTCGGGATTGAACTTGAGATGCTGGGCAAACGGCGTCGGCCGCCATGGCGAATCGTCCGTCCAATCCCAGACCGCATTGGCGCCGTAGCGTCCGCGTTCATCATCGGAGGTCTTCCGATAACAGACGCCCAGTGCCGCGGCTTCCTCCGCGTTCTTGACGAGGCGCTGTTCCGTTGTATCGCGGTGATAGAGCCATGCCGGATAGACGACATGGCCGCGGCGATTGAAGAGATGCCGAATCGACTTGATCTCGCTCCAGTCGGGGATCACCGGCTTGGTCGGCGGCGGGGAATAATTCACCTGCTCGCCATCCGAGAGGATGATTTTCTGACCCTCCCCGGCGATCTGCTGGTCGATGACGCCGACCGCGTTGCGCGGCGGCAAGATGAAAGGCTTAAAGGTCATGGGAATCCTTTGCTTCGTGAGAGGTTTGGGCCGGCGCCTCGGCTGGCGCAAGTGGTTGCGACGTTGGCGCCATTTGAGGCGCTAGGGCCTTCGCCTCGTGCTCAGCATCAACCACGAGGACCGTCACAGCGCCATCGCGAGCGACATGATGCTCGAACAACGGCGTCGACACTGCATCGCCCAGCCTGGCGATGTGGCTTTCATGCGGCGTCACCCATTTGGGAAAATCGGTCGATTCCTTCGGAACCGGCCATGCTATCTGTTCGACACCAAGCAGGGCGCCGCTTTGGTTATGAACAGCAAAGCCGGAGGCCGGATCGAGGATATGAGTATTCGGATCGAGAGCCATGATTGGGATTCCTTTCAAGCGGGCGTCGTTTTGGGCACAAAGCGCGGAAGGCCATCCACTGTGACCTCCGCGCCATCTTCAAGGATCATGATGCCGATGTCATGCGCGTAAACATGGGCCGTATCGCCATGCGAATCGCCAAAGAGGTAATTGGATTCACAAGAACCATTGACGACTTGGCCGACCTCCACAAGGTCTTGACCCATACCGATAACCATCCGGGCGCAGAGCGCAAAGGCGAGAAAGGTAAAGCCGTCCATGTTTGCCCTTCCCGCCCTTGCGATGGTGGATTATGGCGTCGCGTCCGCGACCTGCACGATCCATTCCGGTCTGGGCACACCCGAACCGAACAGGATATCCAAGCGGTCGATCGGTTGATCCGTCGTCGGCTCATAGCAGACGAGCGAGCGCATCGACAGGGTATCATAGTTGTGCCGCGCTGCCGCAATGACTCCCTTCTCGTTGGGCGGGATCCACAGCGGCGCGACAACGAGCGTGATCCCATCGGGCGCGTAACAGAGATTTTCTCGATAGGTGACGCTCGCGTTGGCAAACGGCGTGATGACCGCGTTATTGGCGGGCGACGCCGTTACTGTCATATATTGCTGTGGCGTGTAGGGCAGGCCCGCGTAAGGAACAGCCGAGGCCGGCGGCACGATCGGCGGGAAAATCGATATCGAGGTCGCCCCCACCGCGGCGGCGGCCGTTGCAACAAACTGCGCAACCGTGCCGAGGCTCTGATAGGTGTTGCGGTTGACAGCATTGACGCCGGCAATCGTGAGCACATCGCCCGCATTGATGGTGCCGCCGAGGGCGTTGACCGTAATGGTTTGCCCGGTCTGGTTGGCGCCATTGACGGTCGCGGTCGCCAATGATCCGGTCGTATGGTTGACGACGGTCTGATCTTCGAAGAAGCGCAGACCAAACGCCTGATACATCATGCCGGTCTTGTATTGAGACGAGATGTCCTCGACCGGGTTCAGCAGGCCGCGCAAGGCCTGCTGCATGCGGGCGTCGCTCCGTGGCGCCAGAGCCACCTTGCGAATGCCCATCTCGCCGAAATTGGGCGCCGAATTTTCTTCGAGGATCGCGCGGGCGAGCGCGACTGGCGTATCAGTAAGGGGCAAGATGTTATTGTTGGCGTCGACGTTGGCGACGATGTTGCGCACCGAGTTCGCAGTGTTCACCATGACCTGGTAGGCGACATTGCCGGCGAGCGCATTGACGCGCGGCAACACGATGCGCTCCATATAGTCGTCGATATCGAGCGTCGTTTCCGCTGATGTGAATGCCACATCGACATGGCGCTGCGTCGCGACCGTAAGCAGGAATTGCTGCTCGGTCGTGTCCTGCACTGAGATGCCCGGCCCGTCCGTGACCGTGTACTGGTTGGGGTAGCGGACGCGCAATTGAGCGCCAATGCGCGCACCCTCGATGCCGAACTGACTTTCGAACTGCCGTGAGATGTTCTGCAGGAAATAGTTGGTGTTCAGAAACATACGGATCGCATACCGAGTGATCATGCTCGGCGTCAGAATATTGTTTGCCATCGGGATGGCTCCTGGAGGATTTACGCGCCATCTCCAAGGCGCATGGTTTGAGAGCGATCACGAATGATCGCGGTGCATGTCTGGTCCCGAATCAGACAAGGGCGGGAAACCCTGATGACGCCCAGGTGGCGAGGCGACGTTCCCAAGCACTCCGTTGCCGAGACGGAGAAGGCCGGCAAACCCTGATAACGCTCAGGTGGCGGCAGCGCCGAACTCTGCTACGGCTCGTCACGTCTTATCTTAATGCAGCTAAACGCCGGTGAACCGTTTCTTTGTCGTGACCATCCCACTCTTTTTGATAAGGGGGCAGATCGGCGAAAAGAAATGCTTGGCTGTCGTGATAATGATAACTGATCTGCCCTGTTGGCAAGTCGATAAAACAACAACCATGCCAATCTGAGGACCATCCCGGTATATTCGTGCGGGCGATTCCGCTTGGAAACAACCGGGCTAAAGCGGCAACCAGATGATTGCGTTGCCGATAAGCTTCATCTTTTTCTTGTTGATCGGTCATCATCGTCGCAACGCCCGCCGTCGCAAGAATTCCTCATTGAACCCTCGATCGAACTCGGCATCGCTCGCCTCATCCGAGCGCCAATCGACGGTCTTGGTCGTGCTGGCGATAACGGGCGGCGGCGGCGGCGGCGCCTTGCTGATGGTCTTTGGAGGGACGGGAGGCGCGGCCGGAGGCGCGGTCTTGGCGGGATCAGTCACACTTGCACTTGCGGCCATTGCCCGCCTCGTGAGTTCTGCCATGCGGCGGTTAGGGTCCATATTGACGAGCGCGACCGTGCCTTCGAGGTCTTGCGCGAGCGCATTGAGGACGACATGAGCATTGGCAGGATCGGCTGCCATCACTTGCGAGACGAATTGATCGTTGTCGGCGCCGACCGCGGCTAGAGCGCGAACTGTTTCATTGAAGGCCGGCCCGAACTGCCGGTTGCCACGTTCGCGGACACCTTCGACATCCCGCAGGAATAGCTTGTATTCGGCGCGGCGGTCAATCTCGGCTTCCGCGGTTGCTGGCGGCTCGATGCGCGGCGCGGCGGGGGCGGGCGGTTGATTGTTGGTGCCAGCGGTGGCCCGCTCGGCGAGCGCCCGCGCTTCGGCCGCCTCGCGCCGCAAGCGGGCAATTTCCTCATCCTGTCGGCGCCGCTCTGCCCGCAGGCCCGTCAATTCATTGACGAGCAATGACGAGGGAGGCGTCTTATGGACGCCAGCGGGCAACTCCGGGGCTGGCGGCGCGGGACTCGGCTCGACGGGCGGCGGTTCGGCCGCGGCGACTACAGCCGCAGGCGGCGCGGACGGCGGCGCCGTGCCCGTCCCGGTCTCTGCGTCAAACAACGGAATGCGGTATTTCTCCAGAAGGTCCATGCGTGTCCTCTTCTAAACCGGTTCCTGATCGGAACCGCTTTCAGTGAAAGCGCTCGGTTGCCGCGGCCGAACTCATCAGTAATTCCATGAACGTATTCGACTGCTTGCCGAACGCATCGACGATCTTGTGGTTTTCGAACTTGTCACCCACGAATTGCTGCGTGTTGGGCTTGAGCTGCAGGCGCGGATCGGGGGCAACCATGCCCTCCATTTTCGTCCACAGCACAATTGCGAGATGCATCTTGCGGGCATCCGTCGGCGGCGTCTTGGGATCGCCCAACCGCTCGGCATACATCGCCCGCACTGCTTCGATGAAAGTTTTCCAATTCGCATCGGCGAACAGATATTCATTCGGCCAATTGGCGCGAAACTTGACGCTGCGATTTTGATTGTGAAACTCGCCCGCGAATTTCTTGGCATCGTTGCAGAGCATTCGGATGAGCGCGGAGGCCTCCGATGCCGGAACGGATTCGCCGTTGATCTCGATCGTGTTCATCGTGTTTTGAATTCGCGCCAGGGACTGGTGACCCAGCCTTTATAGACAAAGTTGCCGGAAATCGGCGTAAATAATTGTTTTTGGCGCGCCCCGATCACGGATAGCAGCCGCTCGTTGAGTGCAATGCGCTGCGCCTGAGATTCAATGAGCTTTTCTTGCGTGGCAACCAGTTGCTCGACCAAATTCGCGGCTTCACAGATGACCGAGCGATCCGGCGTTGACATGCTGCGCGTATCGCGGGCGATGATCCGCAGTTCTGTTGCGATGTCCGTCATTCGGCCGCCCCATTCGTGACGCGCGGCGCATTCGCCTGCTGAATCATGTCGAAGACGTGCTGATGGAGTCCCTGCTCCAATTCATGCTCCATCTGCGCTTTCTGCACTGGCGTCAACATGGTTTTCAACAGGAATTCCAATTGCACCTTCATGCGATCGGTATCGGCCTTGTGGGCTTCGATGTCGCGGCGCTCGTCGCGACCTCTCAGCTTGAGGTTCATATCGGCGAGCTTAGTCATCATTTCGGCATTGAGCGCCACTAGGCGTTGATTCTGCTGTTGCAATGCCGTCATGGCCGGATCGAGATTCTGGTCGAACAGATAGGGCTTTTGCGCCTTGATCTCTTTCAAGTAGCGCTCGGACAGTTCGTCCGCGCCGGGGAAATCTCCGGCCTTCAGGAGCAAGTCCATACCGATCGCCGCCAGTTCCTTGTTGGCCGCGAGGAGTTGCGTCATCGCGTTCCATTGCTCTTGACGCTGGGTCGCGTAATCAGGCCCCGGATCGGAGACGCATTCATATTCGCCCACGCCAGGATTGAACGCGAGTCTTACGGCCTCCTCGTCGTCCTTGACATGCTCCAATTCTTGCACCGCATCGACTTGGTTCGGGTTGATACGGATCCAATGCTTTTCGCCCTTCTCGTCCTGCACATGAAGCGCGCGCTGTGTATCATAGATTTTCGGAATGAGGTCGAGCAATTGCACCCCGATCATTTGCTCCATATCCGCCATGTGCTCGGGGAAATGATAGGTTGCAAGCACGCCGGCTTCTTTCCTCTCATTGATCGCGCGTCCTGACTGCGGGAATGGCGACTCGCCTTGCGCATCCGATGGATTGGCCTGAAACTGGCCATTGACCATCATCAGGTGCCGCTCCGCGTCTTGCATGCCCTGCGTGAAGGCGGCCGATGGTTTGGGCGGCTCGATGCGTTGCGGCGGCGGAATCTTCGCTAACGCCGCGTCGGCTTGTTCTTCGTCGATATCGTTCCACATCAAGACCGCAAAATTATCCGTGTTTGCGGTTTTCCACTGTTCTTGGCCTGCGGTCGCCCTGTCCGGAGCAAGCCATTGCGTCTTGGTCTGCGTCGCGACCGATTGGACCGATGAGGAAGCGTTGTAATTGAGCATGCGTTGCGCATCGATCTGCGCACGCGTATTGCCTTTGCGGTCGAGCGCGCCGTCGATGACGGTTTCACGCCCGACACAGCGGATGATCGGCACATATTTGCCGGCCCAATCGCCGCGATCGATGATCGTATCGCCCGCGATCAGGAACCACTCGACTTGATTGTTCTTGACCGATCGCGTGCGGCCATCGATGCGGCCCTGCTTGATGTCATCCAAGAGCTGATCGAGCAATTCGGGACCACTTTCGTCCCTGATCTCGGAAGCCAGCTTTTCGACTGCATCTTCACCGGGCCGCGTGTAGCTTACGAGCCTGTCCGCTTTCTGCTTCTTGCGGAAATACTTGGCGAGCATGATTTCTTTGTCGGAAAGCCAGGATTCAAGCCCGCTATTGATCGGCGACTTGCCAACCCTATCCTTCCATTTCGGATGTTCGCGATTGAACTTGCGGCGCGACTTGCGTTCGAAAACAAACCCAAAGTCCGGATCATCGGGATGCCACGGATCGAGATAGACGGCGGTCGAATCATCGGCGGCCCTCAAAAAAATGTCCTGATCGAATGAGCGTTCCGACACCCATTTGGTCTCAATGATGCAATAGCCGATACCACCATCGACTTGATGCTCGCAGATTTTGCGTTTAACGCGGGAAAATCCCGATATGTTCTGAATCCGGCGAACAATATTCATCATGACCTTGGCGGATTGGTAGCTCGCCTTTCCAGCCGTGGGCCTGATCTTGACACCGATCGCGTTTTTCGAGATCGCATTGATGATGTTATCGTTGTAAACGCGCGTCTGATTGATGGTCAGGCAGGGCAACTCGACATCGCCGCCGGTGCGCGCCGCATACATCTTGGTCGGCCACTGCCAGGCATTACGCGCATCGCCATTGGCGAACTTGATATCCTCGCGCGTGCGCTCGTCTTCGGTGCCCTGCCAATCCTTGACGGCCTTCCACCAATAGGTGGCCTCCTGGACGATGCCAGGATCGCCGGGGAGTTGGGCTTGATCGTCGATGGCTGCGCCGTAATCCATGGCTTAACGCATCCATCCCGTACCGCGCTCGTGCGGCATTGTACCGTAGTCGGGAAGCTTCATCTTGGGCAAAGCCGGAGCCCTATCCTTCGTTTCCTGGAAGCCTGCAGCAAAACATCGCAGAGAATCCGCCCCGTGTGAGGCCCAGTCGTGAAGAGGCGCATCGCTGAACATCTTCAACTTCTCATCCCATTTGCGCCGATAATTGCGGAGCGCATTCAAGCCTCGTTCACACCGCTTCCCGTCGATCCATGCTGCATCGAGCAGCCGGCGCGTGGCATTGATGCCGTCGTTGACGTTGTGCTGCGGGACGATCTTTGCCTTGATGCCAAGGCCTTTCAGGGTATCCTCGCGCGAGAGGCCCTTGTTGCCTAGCTCCCGCACCGCGATGTCATGGGGAAAGTAATGTAGTCCATAAACATAGCCGTGCTCCTTCTGCTTTTCGGCAAGCACGCGGGCGTAATCATCAAGCCCTAACCCCGATCCCTCATGATAATCGATCAACCGGCGCTCTTTGCCGACACATTGGACGAACCAAATCGCCGTGGAGTCCGATACTCCCAAGTCCCAAGCGGTGTGGACGAGGACAGCGCGATCGATCGGAATATTTCCAATGCGGCCCGCTTTCTCCGCTCGATTGAGATGAGCGCCATAATAAGCTCCAACGAGCGCGGATTCGAACGAGCAGTTATATTCCTGTTCAAAGAGGGCACTTCCCTCCTCCTCGCCGTAGTCGTGCTTGAGCTCGTACAGCTCGGTTGCAAGCTGCTCCTTGGTGAACACGCCGGTGTCGGCCACTCCGAGCCGCTCGGCGAACCAGCCATTGCCTTCCTTGGCGAGCTCGTAGGTCGTGCGGGCATGGTTGTTGCCGCGCGGCGTCGTGATGAATATGGCCCAGCCGCCGTTCTCGATCAGGATCGGCCGCAAGAAAGCCCACGCATTCGGATCGGCCAGCGCCCACTCGGAAAACACCACGCCAACAGGCGTCGAGCCCATGAGCCTGTCGTAGTTGTCGGAGCCCACCACGCGCCATAATGATCCGTTCTTGAACTGGATGACCATATGATCGTCGCGGGTTTTCTCCTTGAATTCGGCCGGGAAGGCTTGGTCGATGCGCCTGCGGCCAGTATGCGGATTGACCGCATCCCACAGCACTTTGCGCCCGTGGGCGGCCTCTGGCAGCATGTGCCAGTATTCGCCCACTTTTTGATGAGCCGCCCGCATTGCCCAATTAAGGGCGATATCGTCCTTACCACTCCGGCGATGCCAGATCACGCAAGCCCGCGTGCCGCCGCCGTTGAGATACTGCCAGAGCCGCAATTGATAGGGGCGCGGCGACCAGCCGGAAAGTCTGTTGATCCGATCGATCAATCCCATACGGTCGAGATGACCGTCGAGCAACGGCCGCAACTCGGCTTTCGTCTGTTGACTCGCGCCCGCAAGATAGGCTGCGGCGCCGATCTTGCGGACCGGCGCCCACGCATCAAACATACACTATCCGATCTACATTATTTGGGCATCGGCACGGGCGCTTCCGGCGTCCGCGCCGGCTTGAAGCCGCCCGGATCGTGCTTGCCGCCTGCCGAAGGCTTTGCCGTCCCCTGGCCACTCTGGTTATTGAGAGCCATTGAACTGCCCGAGACGCCTTTTACGCTTCCGATGTCGTTCGCCATGGTGTTTCTCCTTTTGCTACTTTCGACCTTTGCGCGCTTCGCTCATGGCGATGGCGACCGCCTGCTTGCGGTTCGTCACCACCGGACCCTTCTTGCTGCCCGAGTGAAGGGCGCCTTCCTTGAATTCGCCCATCACCTTTTTGATCTTGCCCTGCTTTTTCATGGATCGCGCCTATTTGCCAGGATGCGCTTCACAAACTGCGATTGCGGCGCAATGCGCCAGAGGTTTTGCAATGCCTCGTCAGCCATGACGCGATCGCCGCGCCGAAGGGAATGCAGGAACAGAGCTTCCCATATCCATAGCTCATTAGGCTCTCGCCTTAGCGTCCGTGTCAACACATCGATCGTCAGCGCATCGCTCGGCCACTTGATGACGAGCTCAGCCGGACCTCTGCGATATCGGGCATCGAACGGAAAGACCTTTGCCGCCAATTCCATCCGGTCGAGATCGTTTTGTTGCAAGCCGGTCGAATAGAGCCATTCCGCGGAGCACATCGCGCCAACCGTAAGAAGGCCACTCCCGAGCGCAATGCCCCGCAACGAATGCCGCCAGAAACCCCGTAACCGGCATATACAGAGGGAATTCAAGCGAGGACTGTATCCCGAACACGATCAACACATAACGCATGGGCGAGACGCTGCGGAGCGCCAGAATGGCAAAGCAAGCCGCTGGGATAAGCGCCGCCGCGCCATATTCGAATCCGAGCTGCAACAGGTCGTTATGGGCATAATCCAAGCCGCCCTCGGACTTTGACAGAAAGTAGAGCCAGATGAGGCCCCGGAAGCTTCCCGCCCCGTGCCCGAGCAAGGTCAGCCCCGCGAGGGTTCCGTGCCAGATTTGAATGCGCTCTTCAAACGATTGCGGTAGCGATGTCCCATATCCCATCAAGCCAATGAGGATCGATAGAAAGACCATAAGCCCGATAATCCACAATCGGCGTTTCTTTGAAGCCTGCATCGCGAAGATCATACCCGCAATCGCCAAAGCGATTATCGAGGTCCGATGATGGCTCAACGCCAAGCAAGTGACAGGCACAACGGCCAACAGGCAGGCCCACAGACCATTCCCACTCCCAAGCAAGCCCGCAATCACAAGTGCGGAAGCCTCGCCCATCAAGTTCGCATTGACGAACAGCCCCGCCGGATTCGGCGTCAACTCCAGAACCGGGCTCGCTCCGAACCATTGCATCATCCCGACGATCAGCGAAGGAACCAATCCACAACCGGCGCCAATAAATACCAGATCGCAGCGCTCAAGACAATTGCCAAGCAGAAAGCTTCCAGCGAGCAGCGCAAAGATCCCGAGTTCATAGATGCCATCGAGCCGGAATGGTGCCCATAAGAGCGACAGCACGGCATAGGCGATAAAGACAAGAAACGCTTTCTGCAGCGCTGTCGCCGACGATTCCCCGTGGGGAACAACGAGGGGCAATCCAACTAAGAGGACAGCCCATTTCGGAACGAGAGCCGGTGCATAGGTGCCGGGCCAATAGGCCGCCGTAACCAAGAACGCCAGAATAGCAGCGCCTCGCGTCTTCCTCACCAACTAATAAGGCCCGACACCGTGACGATCAATGGTCGCGCGCCGATGGCGATCCCATAGCGCTTTTTCTTTGTCATCCTGAGCATAAGCCCACATGAATGTCGCTAATAGAACTGCCAGAACAAGCGTCAGCACGACCCATGCCAGCAAAACAAAGACCGGAACAAACATGATCAGTCTTTCCTCATGATTGAATAGACTGGAATCGCCAAACAAAGCGCAAACGTCACAAACGCCCATGCATAGACGATTGAGAGTGGCAGAAACATCGTCACGCTTTCGACGGGGGCCGTTTCTTCACAACAGGCCGATCCAGTGGCGATATTGGCCTCGTCCAGAAGAGCCAAAGCGCGAAGGGAATGGCCGTGACCAATAAAGCAACATCGCATATCGTGATCACGGCCATGCTCGCAATGGCTACATCAGCCCCGGTCATGGCTCAGCCGAGAAGCCAATCACCCCAGTGCCTGCGCCAGAGCCGACAAAGGTCGTGCCCTGGCCGGCAGTGATCGTCGCTGTTCCGCCAACAGCGCCAGTATGTTGCGTCTGTTGGAAGCCCGTGACAGTCAGATTCGTGACCGCTTGCAGCGTGCCGGCGGCATTGACCTTGAAGCCGCCAGCCGTAAGAGGCGAAACAACCGGCGTGATGCGCATCAAAGCCGGGAAAACAAACGTTGCACCCCAGGTATTGGTGGCCTCTGCTTGGCCCGATGCATAAACTGGCGTTCCCGCAGCGCCGTTTTCCGAAATCTGCCAATAGCGCGTGGTCTCCAGCAGATATTCGTCTGAAAGATTGCGCCGGTTGAAATTGCTGGGTCCGGTTGACATCCCGGCACGCGCTTCAAGCTGGCAATTTGCCACTTCGACCCAATCATTGGCACCCGCCGTGCCGACGGGCGTCCATTGCAGCTTGACACCAATGCCGGCCACGGCGGTCGTTGTGCCGGGGATCACGGCGGGAATCTGCGCCGAGACCGAATAGCGGGTCCAGGTCGTCGAGATTGGGCCTGTGCCAACCACAGCTTCGGTGTAGTTGGTGATATTCTGCGTGGTACCTGCCGAGGACGCGAACGTGCCTGAATTGGTGCCCTGCCCTGAAGCGCCCGCTGCTGCATCCGCCGCCGAATGATAGGCAATCACCATGCTCACGTTGCTCGCCGTCGGCGAGAAGTTGGCGCCGGCCAGCATGTAGCAGGAGAAGATCGCGGTGCTGCCAGGAAAACGATTGGCGGTATCGTCGGGCACAAGCTGCCCAAACTGCAACTGCGTCAATGATGTTTGACTGGCGACGCGCTGAATGCGTGCCGAGGCGAGCGTTCCCTGGAAAACATCGGTCGCACCAGTCTGCTTGCTGACCGTCACAGTCGAAGCACCAGCGGCGCCGTAAACATACCAACCGTCCGGGCCGTAAAGCGCATTATTGCCGCCCGGCACCACAGCCGCATTAAGCGGCGTTGTGCCACGCTGCCACAGCGCTTGACCAAAATCAGCGCCAACCAGCACATTTGTACCGAAGCTTGACAGCATGCCGGAGGGAATGGTCACGGTCTGCGGAGGCGCGCCGCCGGCGAGCGTAGTATCGGCCGGAATGAGCTCATTGCCAGTCAAGGCAGGGGGGCCAGCCGGGACGGTCTGCGCACAGAGCGCGCTTGTGCCCGTAGCCGCCCCCTGGCCGGTAATGCCACCGCCCGTCGAGAGGCCGCCCGCGGTCGTCGGGAATCCGGTCACGGTCGAGGCACAGAACGAGCCACTACCGACAATCGGCAGCGTCGACCACATGCCGGCGGCCCAGGCCACGGTCGAACCAATACCGATCAGCGCAATGGCTGCGGCAAGATGCTTGAGCTTCAAGCGCATGATGTTTTCTCCAGTTGGATTCACGGATGCCGGCTGACCGGCGGGTGATGATGGCCTTGACGGCGCCGGCCAGCCGAAGGGATAGGCGAAGGGCATCACGGTCGAACGATTGGGATCATTCCAGGTGCTGGCCGGCATTCGCTCCAGGAATGCTCTCTCTGCTCCGTTAAACCGCAATTCCAACAATGCCGCTGAGTATCGCGGCCTGCATCCTTTCCTGCCGCGCAAAAGTAGAACTTGTGCCAACCAATAGCACACAGGAGTAAGCGCCACTTGGGTTTTGACCACCGCCACTGTGGAGAAGTGCTCATCAATAGGCCGCCCTCGCTGGTTCTGCGACGCCACTCACTTTCGGATCCATCGGATGCCACCATTGGCACCATCCGGTCTTGTGGATCGGGCTGCGGACGAGGCTGCAGGCCGTCCCGCCCGTGGTCGTGCCGCTCGGCTCTGCAAAATAGCGGCAATTCGAACAGTATTCCTCGCGCTCGCTTTCGACTGGTCCCTTGGGCGTGTAACGCGTGAAGGGGCGCACGCCGCCCTCATCATACGCGCATTGCTTGTGCGTCGCCTTGTCCCTGTCGGCATCAAGCGCCATCGAGGCAATCGTGGCCTGGCGAGGCTTGCCGTTGACCTGCATGATCTTGGTCGTCATGGGACGGGGACACCTGCTTAACGGTAGAGCGCCTTGCTGTTAACTCGGAGGCTCATGCCGGGCGATGATATCCGCGAGCGCCTGGGCGCGCTGCTCATCGGTATAGGTGGGGATCAGTGGCTCGCCATCTTTGCCGGTAACCTCGGACTTGTCCTTGGCAAGCCCGTGAAGCCGCGCGAGTTGGGCGGCGGCCTCAAGCTTTTTCGGCATGAGGTATTTGGGACCGAACTTGGTGGCTTCCATGCCCTCGATCAAGGCTCGCTCTTCGTCGCTCAAATCGGCGCGGAGATCGCCTGCCTCGAACATGGCCAGGCGATCGATCGTGATGGACGCAACGAGGAAACGGTCCAGCAGCCGGCGCCGTAGCTCGATCAGGTCTTCGGTCGAGGCCATCAACTCGTCGATGCGAGCCGCGACGCGTTTCTTGTTGCGGAGCTTGCGGGCGTTCTCTGCCGCGAAACCTGGATTATGGTATCCGGCGCGGGCATAGGCCTGTGCAGCGGGTACGCCCTCAACAATGAGTTGGGCAAAGCGCTCCTGGCGATCATTTACGAGCTTGCCCATTTTGCCGATTCCATACTGATTCCGTACCGTAACAAATAGTGATGACCTCCCCTATAAAAAAAGGCCGCAGACATTGCAAGCCTGCGGCCAGTTGGGGAGGTTAGGATACGCGCCCCCTGTCGGGCACCCTCATCCGACAGCTTCATGGCGGAGGCAAGGAATACGTCCCAGCCGGTGCACGTAACTGGAAAAAGTCAAAAAGCCGCCGTACCGTTCGCTACATCGTAGCGGTCTGGGATGCAACGAGGTCGGATTCAACGATAGCCCTGGAAACCCGACCGAAGATGGACACAAGTAGGCTGATTCGGCCGCTATCGTCCAGCCGCTCGACCTCCGCAAAGAACCCAGAGAATGCCCCGCCATCAGGCCACGACTTGAATTGCACCGTTTGGCCGACCTGAAATCCTAATCGCTTGGCAGGCATAGCACGTTGATGACGCAAACGATTTTCCGTTTCTACGATCGCCGCAATGGCTGCCTCGGGCAATATCGCATAATGCCCGTTCGTCCGCAAAAGGCTGTGGACAGGGCGGATTCCCGGTGTCGTAAAGAGCCGCTGCCATTTTGGCATGTCGGTCGAGAACCTGACCGGCAAATAACCCGGAAACATCGGACGCTGCACCGCCCGACGTGCACCATGGCCACCATGAGCGACCTCTATCGTGAGGGTCGGCAAATAGGGCTCGATTCCACGATCGCGAAGATGAGCCGCGGCTAGGCTTTCGCGACGAGGCTCGGTCAAGGCAATGTGCCATTGAGGCGCGGTCATGGGTTATCCTTTGAAATCGCGTAGATCTTCATCGGTGCATAGCGTTCCGGATATAAGCTTCGGTGGCGGCCATTCGGTCGGAACCCATAGCCCTCGGACATCGCGGCCATCGATTCGCTGCGAACGCAATCCAATCGTGCGCTGCGGCCCTTCTCGTAAACGGCGCATCCAGGCGGCGAATTGCCCAGTTCCCTCGATGACAAACATCCAATCGCCCAGCCCATCGCCGACTGGAGGCGGCCATTGCGTCGCAACCAGCATGCGCCCTTGAGTAAATCGCATTTCATGCTGGCAAATCCGGTTGAAAACAGCCCATGCGGCGGCCTCAGCCGAGCCTTCGATGATCCATATAGGGCTTTGCGATTCATCGCCACGCTTGGCGCCGGGCGTGCCCAGAAAGCCTGTCCATTGGCGGTTTTTGAGCCAACGATGGGCATCCCGGACATTGCGAGAGCGTTTCTGTGCCGCGAGCTCGGCGAGGTAATCTCGATAGCCTCGCGCCCCCTTGATGGCATCTTCGCTATCGGGATCACTCATGCTGGCCCATAGTCGCAGAGTTGCCTCGTAATCGACGATCGGGGCTGGGTACATTTTGGCAAACCGTTCGAAGCTTGCTCGCTTGGAATCCGAGATTTGATCTTTTGACCGCCCCCCCAAAGGGGGGGTTGGGGGGGAATCTTTCTTAGGTTCAAAAAGAGGTTCTTGCTGCCGCACCAGTGCGGTAGCGTGGACCGCAGGTTGCGGTAGCGACAAATCGGGAACAGCGCTGCCGCAAATTGCGGTAGCGTCGTCAGTGGACCCTCTATCAGCTTCCTGCGACAGAGCAACGCTTTCATCATTTTCAACGCTACCGCAAATTGCGGCAGCGTCGATGGCCGATGATGCGTCGTCCATGATATCGCAACCGCGCGGGATAAAGGGCTCGATATCGTCGATGGGCGCCGCAAAAAAGGGCGACGGCTTGAGGATCAAGAAGTCATGGGTGCGCCGCCCGAAGCGGCGCAACTTGATGCGCCGGACCTCGCCTGCCGCTACGAACTCGCTGATCCGGCGCCCGACACTATCGGTTGACTGCTCGCTTTCCTCAGCGAGCGTCTCCTGACGCGCCCAGCAGAAGTACAGGTCATTTGCGTGATTGGCGATCGCATAGATCGTTGAGCGACCGCTACAGCCTCCCCACTTGTGCGAGGCGGCCCAGGTCATGGCTTGGAAGCTCATTAGATGCTCGACGGTGACACCTTTCCAGGCCATCTGATCGCGCTGGCCGGAAAATTGTGAATGACTAATGCTGGCTCAAACTTGTAACTATGTACAAACAACCAATCACGTTTCGGAATCCTGATTGGCTCGCACGCAAACACGTCGCTGAAATTGGCCTTTCGCAGGCCGACAAACAGCCGATATTCATCAAGGGTGAGCGAATGCTTCTGATGATTGCACAGGCGACAGGCCGGCACGTAATTATCCGGCATGTCCGTCCCTTCACGCTTGGCTGGCGTCTTGTGATCGATCGTCATGTGATTTAAACGCAGCATGATCCAGTCGCGATTAAGCGGCTCGCCATCACAATGCAGCGGGATGCCACAATAAAAACACCTACCGCCAGTCGTCCTAAGCAGTTCTTTCCGCTGGAGCGCTTTTGCGAGCGCACTCGCGCTTTGGCCTCTCATTACCCCCTCCCCAGACGATCAGCAAAAACGCAGACTCAACCAGCCACAGGGACGCTTACGCGTTATTGTCCTTGTCCCTCTTCTAGAGACGAATCAGCCTCTACAAGCTTGCTGATTTCGATAAAACGCAAGATGGTGACATAGGCGCGACGGACCATAAAAACGGCAGCGCAGACAATGGTCACGTTCATGAACAGTTGCCACATCGCTCCCTCACTCTCACCTTGAGCCTCTCCCGTGCGATTCGACCCGCATATTCCCCTATGAAGGGCGCCGGAAATAGCGCCACAACCGAGGCCTCCCGGTCGGGGAGATTGCTCATGATCCAGTGCCGGCCGTCCTCGGTATTGGCATGGATCGAGGCGAAGATGCGGGCGGGACGGGTGATGATATCGAGGTCTGGCATCAGTAGATAACCCATCGATCAGACGATTTACGTTCACAAGCACACTGCCGAAACAGCGCGCCATTCCAAAGTCCGGGCGCAACTGTCGCAAAAACGAGCTTAGTGCCAGTCCATTGGATCGATGTAGTCAGATATTTGAAGATCATCGTAACCTCAGCTAATGTTCCGCGCCGATGCGCTCGCCCTTCGCAGTGATAATATAACCCTCCGTATCCGGAGGGATTCGCTCTACAATCCCGTCGCGATTGGTCCCAAAAACCGGCAATTTTCCTGATCGAATCGCCGCCCATAATTTGGCGCGTGCCTGCCGCCGCGAACAGCGAGTGGAACGCATGATATGATCAAGCGCTTCGTCGGGGCTCATTCGATCGCCATTGGTCATTCTGCCGCCTCCGCTTGTGCGGGAGCGTCCAATCCCC